GTTTAAATTTGGCAGTCTAATTTTTATTTAGTATATTATAGCCTAAAATAGGTTATGTATTATATTATTGAAACATTAGATCAACTAAAAGTCTTATACAATCTTAAGACACAAAAAGCATTTGTTGAGGTAATTCCATTTAATTCTAATATCCATCCTGCCTTAAATAAAGTATCACTAGTCTATATTAGACCACTTGATGACACTAAAGGATATCTAATATGTGTTAACCACAGTGAAACACTACACATAAATAAAAATCATGTTGAAAGTGTTTTAAAAGACATTCCAGAATTGTGGGTACGCAATAAGAAACAATTTTTATACTACTTTCAGATAAAAGCATGTTGCGACATATCACTAATATCTCCTACGGATATACAACCCACTTTCACACACCAACATTTTTATCAACGTTTTCCACAAAAACAAGACATCAATCGTATAATACCGGTATCAAAACACTATGAACTGTGTGAAACCGTGTATAACCAAATCAAACCATTAATACCACACCATTTGCCCGAGTGGTTCGACTTTTATAATAACCGAGTTACTTTGGCTTTATTTGGGATTGAAAAAAACGGTATAACATTTAATAAACCAATATTTGAAACATACTATGAAACAAATAATGACTACTATTCAATTGACAATGATAAAATATTCACGCAATATAATATCTATACTACAACTCGCAGACCCGCTAATTCCTATAATGGTATTAACTTTGCAGCACTAAAAAAAGAAACAAGGTCAAGCTTTGTTCCAAGTAATGATATATTTGTAGAAATGGATATATCGGCTTATCACCCAACACTTGCTGCTCAACTAATTGGATATGATTTTGGAGACAAAGACATACACGCCTCGTTTGCGGAAATGTATGGTGTGGATTATAAAACAGCTAAGGAATTAACATTTAAACAACTATACGGAGGAGTATTCAAAGAATATGCTCACCTAGAGTATTTTAAGAAAATACAAATGTTTATGGATGATGCTTGGGACACTTTACAATACGGAGGATATTACAATTGTCCTATATCTAAGTACAGATATGAGTTGAAGAACCTGGATAATATGAATCCAAACAAGTTGTTTAATTATATATTACAAAATATGGAAACATCTAACAATATGAATATATTGATGGATATACATAAGGTATTAAGGGGTAAAAATACAAAAATTGTACTTTACACTTATGATTCGTTTTTATTAGACTATGATAAAAGTGAGGATGATATTTTACCTAAAATTAGTGAAATTTTTACAAAATACAAATTACAAATTAAAACCAATACGGGTAACAGTTATGACTTTAAATAAAAACAGCGATATGTATAATTCGATAAATTATGACTTCCAACACATTTTTAATACATTCGACGTGAATAATAGGTTACTATGTACCTTCATTGCTTTAGAGGGATTAGACGGGCTAATAAATGAGGTTTCTAAAACATATGATATAATGTATAACAAGATTTTTGTTTTACATGTTCAAAATACAGGTGAGTATGTTATTACTTATAACATTGATCAAGGTAACGTGAACACGATACCAACAAATACAATATTAGTACATCGTAAAAAAGAATCAAACACACTATATACAATTAATGCTCTTAATGAATTAATTAAATCATTAAATAGAGGTGTAGTTGACCCATCATTTAGAATTGATTGGCAACACTATAAAAATAGTATTTTATTAACTCAGCATAACGAACTAAAAACACTTAATACTAAAATTTATAAAATAGTAGACTTAGTGTAATATTTATTATCATGATAAAATTATCTTCACTTTTACAAATATTAATAACTGAAGCTTCAATAGAACAGCTAAAAACTCAATTTGTAGATTCTGGTAAAATTAACCAGAAATCATTTGATGATATAGTTAATACTACACCTAAATCAGCTTATATCACTTGGTTACTTAAAAAAGTAATAGATAAAACTATTAAATTAGAAGACGCATATAAATACAAAAAATATTTTATGGTTTTTGATAGGCGTAAAAAAGAATACCCATACGCTGATATTAATCAGTATAAATCATCTCAAGATATATCTAATTTTATAAAAACATCAGTTGATATATTAGATAAGGAATCAAAAGATGCATCTCAACAAAAAGGAGTAGTAAAATCAGATAAGTATAAAGAATTTTATATTGGCTCTACTAATGGATTTGATGTTTATATGTTACCAAAGGGTAAAAAGGATTTATATGGAGTATCATGTGAGTTAGGTTCAGGGACTGAATGGTGTACAGCTACAGGTAAAACAAGAGAACATTTTGATAATTATATATCTAAAGGTCCTTTATTTATTTTTATTAAGCCAAATAGTAAAGAAAAATATCAATTTTCTTATGAAGAAGATGCGTTTATGGATAAAGATGATAATCCTATAGGAAATGAATCTTACATTTATGAATTATTTAAATTTATTAAAGAAAAATATCCTAAATATGATACTCCATTTAAGTATAAATTATTATATGATTTTAAATCATTAACTGATAAAGATTTAAATATAAAAGGTGATTTAGATTTATATAATCTTCCTATAACTTCATTACCTGAGGGTTTTAATGTAACAGATTATCTTAATTTAACTAATACAAAAATTACTTTTCTTCCTAAAAGTTTACAACCAGACCAATTAGAATTAGATAATACTCCATTTATTCAAAAATATATAGATATTTATGGCGAACAAGTAAGAAAAATAGAAAAAGCAATATTTAAAGATTATCCAAATTTAAAAAATACAGAGTTAGGTTGGTCTTATGATGCATAAATATAAAACAACACTATAATGAAACAACCATTAAACGAACAATTTACTCGTATGCAAAAATTAGCGGGTGTAATTACTGAAAACCAAATTAATGAAGAAAAAACATGGGATGATGTAGATAAAGAATTAGCAGATGAAGAAGCTCAAGATATAAAAAAGGCTAAAACATTTGTTAATACTATACAAGGTAAAAATGCTGTAAGAGTAATTAAAGCTTTAATTAATAAACCATATGGATATGATAAATTAGATAAAGTACTACAGGTATTGAATTTAGATAGACAAAATTTTATATATGCCGCTAAAGCAGCAGGTATGGATTTTGAAACAGATGCCGCAGGTATTCATATATATGATGATAATTACCAAGATCAAGATGTAGCTATAAATCAAATAAATGGTGATTGGATTGTAGGATAATAATTAAAATATAAAGTTTATGACAATAGATGAAAAATATGATATTTTTGTAAAAAAATATTGGGAAGGTGTAGATGAAATTAAAAAAACTAGTGAAAGATGTGCTGATATTTTGTATAAATGTGGAGCACCTCTTACTAAAGAAGAATGGTTAAAATCAAAATTTAATGATCAAAACAAAATAAAATAAAAAATCACCCCAACATACCACACAAAATCATCTAAGGTCCAATTTTTGGGCCTTAGTTTGGCCTCACATAATGTGTTCATTATATTATAGAATAATAATAGTTTTAAATTAAACAAATATACAGTTATGGATTTATCAGAAATCAAATCGAAGCTTGCGAAACTACAAGCTAAACCCGGTTCAAACAAAACCGACAAGAAAAACTCAGGTTGGAAACCATCAATCGGAAAACAAAATGTTCGTATTGTACCTAATAAGTATAATAAGAAAAACCCATTCACAGAATTATATTTCTACTATGGTATTGGCAAAAAAGTAATGATCTCTCCTCTATCGTGGGGTGATAAAGATCCAATTGCTGAATTTGCAAAACAATTACGTAGTACAAATGACAAGGAAAATTGGAGATTAGCTAAGAAATTAGATCCAAAAATGAGAATTTTTGCTCCTGTTATTGTTAGAGGTGAAGAATCAAACGGAATTAAGTTATGGCAGTTTGGTAAGGAGTTATATATGGACTTCTTAAATTTAGCTGATAACGAGGACGTAGGAGACTTTACAGACGTAGCAGAAGGTAGAGACATTATTATTAATACAGTAGGACCAGATGTAACTGGTACACAGTATAATAAATCAACAATTATGGCTCGTACAAAAGTTACTCCATTGTCTGAGGATGCTAATCAAATTCAAAATTGGTTAGATGAACAACCAAATCCAATTGAAGAGTTTAAAAAGTATTCATTTGACGAAATGAAAGCATCTTTACAAGAGTGGTTAACACCTGAAGAAGCAGAAGAAGGTTCAATCATTGATGATGAAGTTACTACTGAAGACAAAACAGATGACTTACCTTGGGAAGCAGCTCCTAAAACTCAAAATTACACTTTAACAGCTAAACCAGCTCCTAAAGCAAGTAAATTTGATTCATTATTTGATGACGAAGACTAATAACTAAACAAAATGGCTAAAAAAGACACATCACTAGCAGCAGCGGTATCTGCTGAGTTGAGAGGTAGCTTTGACTTAAATAAATTCAAGGAAAAGAAATTATTAAGTTCAAATGTGAAATTCAAAGATCAAAAATGGATACCATTATCTAAAGCATTTCAAGATGTAACTTCGGTTCCTGGGATTCCTCAGGGTCATATAGTCCTACTAAGAGGTCATAGTGATACAGGTAAAACAACAGCGTTAATTGAAGCAGCAGTAGCCGCTCAAAAACAAAAGGTATTACCTGTATTCATTATTACTGAGATGAAGTGGAATTGGGAACACGCAATTCAGATGGGATTAGATGTTAAAACAATTGTAGACGAATCAACTGGAGAAATTTTAAATTTTGAAGGTAATTTTATTTATGTAGATAGAGAAACGTTACATACAATTGAAGACGTAGCAGCATTTATTTTAGATTTATTAGACGAACAGAAAAAAGGTAATTTACCATATGATTTATTGTTCTTATGGGATTCAATTGGTTCTATACCATGTGAATTATCAATTCGTTCAAATAAAAATAATAATGAGTGGAACGCAGGTGCAATGAGTACTCAATTTGGAAATAGTGTTAATCAAAGAATTACATTATCAAGAAAAGAGAGTTCAAAATACACTAATACATTAGTTTGTATCAATAAAGTATGGACAGCTAAAGCTGAAATGCCTATGGGTCAACCAAAACTAATGAATAAAGGTGGATTTGCAATGTGGTTTGATGCTACATTTGTAGTAACATTTGGTAATATTTCAAATGCTGGAACATCTAAAATTAAAGCAATTAAGGATGGTAAGCAAGTAGAATTTGCTAAACGTACAAACATTCAGATTGATAAAAATCACATTAACGGAGTTCAATCAAGAGGTAAAATCATTATGACACCTCATGGATTCATTAACGATACTGAAAAAGAATTAAAATCTTATAAAGACGCTCACGCGAAAGAATGGATGAAAATTTTAGGCAGTTTAGATTTTGATGTCTTTGAAGAAGAAGAGGGATTTGAAGGGACTGATGTATTTTCACAAGAACCAGAATAGAAAATGAATACAGATGAATTATTTAAACTTCTTGGTAACGTAACTCAAGAAGTAAAGGACGAGCCTACCTCAAATAAACATTCTAGAGTAGTTCTAGTAGACGGATTAAATTTGTTTCTAAGAAACTTTGCTGTATTAAATTATATTAATTCAGATGGAGTGCATATAGGAGGTTTAGGTGGATTCTTAAGATCATTAGGATTTCTGATTAACAATATTCAACCAACATCTGTATATCTAGTATTTGACGGTATAGGTTCTTCCAATAACAGGAAGAACTTATTACCTGAATACAAATCAGGAAGACATCAAACACGAGTTACTAATTGGGATACATTTGATGATTTAGAAGATGAAAATATTTCTAAGTATAATCAAATTTCTCGTTTAATTCATTATCTAAAATGTTTACCTGTTAAAACAGTAGCAATAGATAAAGCAGAAGCAGACGACTTAATAGCTCATTTAAGTACTCATTTAGCTTCAACTCATGACTCTAAGGTTTATATAGTATCTTCAGATAAAGATTTCTTACAATTAGTAAATAAAAATATTATTGTTTATTCTCCAATTGAAAAAGATTTCTATGATAGTAAAACTGTAAAGAGTAAGTTTGGCACTCCACCTGAAAATTTTATCTTATATAAAACACTATTAGGAGACAATTCAGATAAAGTACCTGGTGTTAAAGGTTTAGGTAAAGGAAAAATATTTAAATTGTTTCCTGAATTACAAACTGAAATATTAACATTAGATGATATTTTTAAAATTAGTGCTGCTAAATATAAGGAACATATTATCTATTCTAGAATAGTGTTTGAAGAAGATTCAATACGAAATTGTTTTAAAATTATGAATCTAGCTAATCCAATTATAGATGATAATGAGAAACAGTTCCTAGAAGAACTAATAATAGAAAGTTCACCAGAATTAAGAGCAGGTGATTTTTTAAAATTATACCATGAGGATGGAATGGGTTTTACAATTAAAAATGTAGAACACTGGTTACCTAACAATTTCAATATACTAAATAGTTACAAATAAATAAGTTATGACATTACAAACGATAGATCAGTATGGGACGGGATTTCAAATTAAAGTTATATCAGCTTTATTAACTCGTAAAGAATTTTTAGTAAATATCCATGATTTATTGACTGACGAATATTTTTCAAACCAAGGTCACAAGTGGATCATTAAACAAATTCTAGATTACTATTACAAATACCATACAACACCAAGTATGGAAGTACTTAAAGTTGAGTTAAAAAAATTAACTAACGAAGTATTACAAGTATCTATTAAAGAACAATTAAAAGAAGCATATACATCATCAGACGATGATTTAGAATATGTAGAAAATGAATTTGCTAATTTTTGTAGAAACCAACAGCTGAAGAGAGCTCTATTAAACAGCGTTGATTTACTTAACGCCGGAGATTATGACTCTATTAGGTTATTGGTTA